CTCTATATCAGAGATATTATTCATAAATAAATCAACACAACAGGGTTTTTAACATATGGCATTAAATTCTTCCGGTCCAATAAGTTTAGCAGGTTCTACAACCGGACAATCTATTGCAATAGAACTTGGTCAATCCTCGTCGGGCACTATATCTTTAAATGATACAAATGTCAGAACATTAGCTGGAGTTACTGGATCAGGCACTACTATAGTAATGCCTACAAATTTTTACGGTAAATCAAACATAACTTTAGCTTTTAGTCCAAATATAGTGTTTGAAACAAGAGGTTCGATTGAAGGTAACAATAGCGGTGTAGGTTGGTATTACAGCTTTGGTTACTCATCTATTGGTGATACTTATGTTAATGGTCCATCAGTTTACGTTGATTCGTTTCCTAGTTCGTGGAGTAATGCAACTAGTTTAGCTCAAGCATCAAATTATGAAATTAGCATACTTTATAGTACAGCTAAAGAAAATGGTACAAATCAACCAAATATGGACAATTATCACAGGTTATCAATAGGAATTTCGCCATCTTTTTCAACAGTAACAGTAGGTAATCAATCTTCCTATTTTAATCTTGGTTCCGGTCCAGTTATTAAATGGATAGGAACTTCGCCTGTACAAGATAAAATTTATACTGCAACAGGAACAATTTATATTAGACACACTTCAGGATCGCCGTCAATAAGTAAGACTTTTACGATGGAAATGGAATACTTAGGCCTAATGTGACGGATATTTGACCAGTGGCGGTTTTTAATTAAAAGGTAAAAAATAATGGTACACAAGACCTTTTCGGTCTTGTTAGGAACTATTTTAATTTTTGGTTTAGTGACAGTAACACAACCATCAACAATTGATGACGATACCTACAAATTAATACCTAACATAGATCATAAACAATTAATTTGTTTAACAAATAACGTATATCACGAAGCAGGCAGTGAATCTTTTGAAGGTAAACTAGCAGTTGCACAAGTCACATTGAACAGAGTAGAATCTGGTCGATTTGGTAGTAGTATTTGTGGAACAGTTTATCAAAAAATAAAGAGCACTTGCCAATTCTCTTGGGTTTGCCAAGGTAAGAAAGAAATTGCACATAAAGCATCCAAGCAATATGCTGCTGCAAAAGAGGCGGCCTATCGTGTCCTGGTCGAAGGATACAGAATCAAAAAACTACACAAAGCTTTGTACTTCCATGCATCCTATGTCGAACCAGGATGGAACAGGAAAGTAGTGGCAAGAATAGGCAACCACATATTTTACAGTTGACAGGACGTTCATGATATGTTATACTGGTATCATTTGAGGAGTATTGTATGCCAACAAAAGATGAGATAAGTGAATTCAGTCAGAAGATAGAAAAGATTTCTGAAGAATTTAAATTAAATTATATTGATTCGATTTGTTTTCATTGTGAAAAATCTGGTATGGAGATTGAGGTCGCTGCCACTTTAATCTCTGCCGCACTTAAAGCAAAACTAAAAGATGAAGCACAAAATCTAAATCTAATTAAGAAATCTTCTAAACTGCCTATATGATTATTGCACCAGAAAATTCTGGATTTGTTGCATACGCATTATACAATTCAATAAGATTACATTTTACTTCAAATACTTACGATTACTTTAAGTACAATGGTAAAACCAATGTAACTAAAGATACATTTACCAAAAAGAAAGACAAGTTTACGTTTTATAAATTGGCAAGAAAGTATTCTTTGAATGATTTAAAAATGTTTTATGTTGCAAACTTTCTAGAAAAAACTGATGGTTGGGTAAATGATTTACTGAGTCAGGATGCAGAAGAGAACTATGTAAAATGGCAAAAGGTAAATCAATCACTCACATATATGTTTTCAAATGATCTTGACAAACTACTGGATTTAGTAGATAATCCATCTGATTTGTTAAAGGTTAAAAGTAATGAGTACCCTAAACTTCTATTGAATGTTATGAGTAAATTTACTCACATAGAGACATTGATTATTATGAATGATATATTAAATTTTTTTCCAATGTGGGAGAAGAAAATTGATGACACATATATTTGGCCAAATTTTAAAATGAAATGTGAAAAGTATTTACCTTTTATCTCTTACGACAAAACTAAATTTAAAAAAATACTAAAGGACAAGATTCAAAATTATGAAGATTAAGAAAATATGGTTGGACATGGATGGAGTTATTGCTGACTTTGAAAAAAGGTATGCAGAACTTTATAAAATTAATCCATCAACAATGCGACAAGATAAGTTTCATCCGAACTTTATGCATTTCATTGCAACAAAACAATTTGAAACATTGGATCTTATGCCACAGGCCGAACATCTAATTAAATATCTTTCTTTGTTAAAAATTCCAACAGAGATTTTATCTTCTACAGGAGTAAAGGAACATTTTCGTAAAGTTTCTTTGCAAAAACGAACGTGGTTGAATAAACACAAAGTACCGTTTAAATCCACTTTTGTGCCTGGAAAAGAATATAAATACCAGTATGCGAAACCAGATGCCATTCTGATTGACGATACAGAATCAAATGTATTGGATTGGAGAAAGGCAGGTGGTATTGCTATTCTACACAAAAATGTCGAAGATACGATTAAACAATTACAATCGTTGTTGGCACACAACACTTGACACAATGTGTAATTTTGTATATAATGTATATATTGAATAAGTCGTTTATACTCCGTTCACACACCGTTATAAGGAAAAAATCATGGTAGATTTCGCAGCACTCAAAAGTCAACGTCAAAGTGGTAATCTCGATAAGTTGACAAAAGCAATCGAAGCACTTAATGCATCATCTGAAGGTGCAAAAGCTGTCGATAATTTCTGGAAACCAGAAGTCGATAAGGCCGGCAATGGAATGGCCACAATTCGATTCCTCGATGTATCTCCCGAGGATGGTGAAGATTCCCTCCCATGGGTTAAAATCTTTTCACATGGTTTTCAAGGGCCTGGCGGGTGGTTAATTGATAACTGCCTTACGACAAATAATGATAAATGCCCGGTTTGCGAACATAATTCCAGTCTTTGGAATTCTGGTATCGAAGCAAACAAAGAAATCGTTCGTAAACAGAAACGTAAACTTAATTATGTGGTCAATGTCTATATCGTTTCTGACCCTAAAAATCCAGAAAACGAAGGGCAGGTCAAACTGTTCAAATTCGGCAAGAAGATTTTCGATAAGATTACTGAAGCAATGAATCCTGCATTTGAGGATGAAAAAGCAATTAATCCTTTCGATTATTGGACTGGCGCAAACTTCAAACTGAAGATTCGTAAAGTTGATGGTTATCAGAATTACGATAAGTCTGAGTTTGAATCACCAAGTCCGTTGTTTAAAGACGATGCAAAGATTGAAGAAGTTTGGAAATCTCAGCATTCTCTTAAACTTTTGGTTGATGAAAAAGAATTTAAATCTTATGAGGATTTAAAGTCTCGCCTAGACAAAGTTCTTGGTCTAACTGGTACACCTGTTGCAAAAACGACAGTTGACCAGATTAAAGAATCACCAAAGGCAGTTCAACGTAAAGTTGAATCAGTTGATGAAGACGATGATGATTTGGCATACTTTTCAAAGTTAGCTGAAGAAGCATAAAAAATCTGTTTATGAAACCCCGCTTCGGCGGGGTTTTTTATTATACAACATAAGTTGATGTATAGATTGACCTGACATAGGATTTTTCTGTATTTCTTGCAGCTAACATTGGTCCAATACCTGAAGCTGAAGTTTTTTGTGGTTTGGGTGCTGGTTGTTGTGAATGTCCTCTGTACATATCCAACACTCTTTGAGCAGCATCGGCATCTGATGGTTCTGATTGTATAGGAGCACTTAGGCGTGCTCTTGTAGGAACACTTAGGCGTGGTGTTGATGGATCTAATTTCATCAATTCATTAAAACCTAGTCCAACAGCTTTTTGTGCAGCACGAAGTACTCTTGCTGCGCCAAGACCAATATCATTTACCATTCCAGTTGTACCTTGGCCTGTAACTGCCGTACCAACATTTTTAACCACTTGTGCAACACCGTTTATAGTTCTAAATATTCCTTCTGTCTGTTCTTTGGGTAATGGACTCATTGTTTCTATTTCATCTGCAATTTCATCTTTTATTACTTTCATTCTTTCTGCTTTCACATCATCAGGAACAACTTCATTACCATATTGTTCTTTATAAATTTCTTCGGCAATTAAATTTAATTGTTCCGGTATTTTTGCAGTTTCTACAATGGGTCCAATCACTGGTAACCATGTAGCAAAATCTTCAGCTGCGGATTTAAAATCACCATTCGCCCATTTATATGCGGCGATACCGGCACCGGCCAGTATAGCAAAAGGAATTTGCTTTTTTGCCATTGTTAATGATTTGTTTTTAAAAAATGCTCTAACAGAACCTTTAATTGCTTCTCTAGTCACATTTTTAATACCTTTATCGATAGCTTTATTACCACCAGCACTCAATAAACCAGCTAATAACCCTTTTGATTTTTTATTTTCTTCATTTGATAAAACTGTTTGTGTACCTGACCTAGAAAAGATATTACTCATTAAAATTTTTAATGCTTTCAACAATTCTTTGTGTCTTTTCTCTTCTTCAAGTGCTAATTCTTCTCTATAATTATTTTCGAGTTCTCTATTTTTTCGGTCAGATTCAACATTTCTTCTCAAAAAGGTATAAATTTTATTGAGTGCATTTAACATAGGTTCATAGTGTTGTAATGCCCCGACACCAGACCCTTTACCGGTTATAGGTTGTATTTTACCACCAACACTTTGATTGTTTCTTGCACCACCGCCACCACGATTAGAAAAAAAGCTGCCGAAACCGCCAGTAAATTTTGAAACCATACCAGATGCGTTTCCGGTAGTTTCTGATGATGCACTTTTACCGCCAAATAAAAATGATGTTGCCAAACCGGCCAAACCAACACCGGCCGCTGCAGCAATTGTTGTACCACTAGGTGTTCCTGCTGCTGGTGCTGGTGCCGGTACTGCTGCTGGTACTGCTGCTGGTGTTGTTGCTGGTACTGCTGCTGGTGTTGTTGCTGGTACTGCTGCTGGTGTTGTTGCTGGTACTGCTGTTGGTGCATTTATTCCAGCTTCCTGATTAGGACTTTGACTTAGACTATTACCTTGAGCAGGGGCGTCGCCGGGTTGATTTAAGGCCGACATTGCTGGACTATTTAAATCTACTGCGGTGCTTAATAGTTCACCTGTTCCTGGATCTCTTGTTGGTGCTTCTGGTGCTGCTGCTGGTGCTGGTCGCTTTCTTGCAGCGTCACGGGCAGCTATACCAGCAGCTTCACCAGCAGCACCGGCAGCAACACCGGCATTAGTTTCTCTTTGATTTTGCCATCTAGATGCTCGGCGAAGACGGTCCGGCGCCAATACACCCGATAACATTTGATTTACTTCTTGAGGTGTTTTTGGTTGAGCTGGTGGAACGTAATTTGGATTATTTTTATAAAAGTCTTTAACTTGACTTTCAACTGATGATCTAAGTTGCGGCGGCACCTTTTCAAAATCCATCTGACCATCAACTATTCGTTTAGAATATATTTCTGCGAGTTTTCTTGTTTCAGGATCAACTTGGTTTGTATTGGAAGAAGTTGCTCCTCGCCCTGATAATTGTTGCCGTTCTGCAGCAATTCTTTGTTGAATATCTAACCTTCTAACTTCACTCGGTGACATATATCCAGGAGTCATAGCTCTAAAACGAGATTCAACATCTTGTCTATAGGTTGTTGGCACATTATCAAGTGACAATTTGCCTTCATTAACATCTTTTAAATATTTTCGAACCCTCACATCATAATCGCGTTCTATTTTTTCTTGTTGGGATCCAAATTCTGCCATTTATGCAAACCCTCTTTGGTATTCTAATTGTTTCTGAAAATATATTGCCATGTCGTTTGTATCAGGAACAGTTTCGACATTTGCGGTATAACCGGCGGCACCATTGTCAAATACGTCTGTTCTTCTGTATGGTATGCCCTTGATCGTTTTTTCTGGTTCATAGTCTTCACCGGCGATCATATGAAAATGCCATGCTTGACCTAATTCATTCACATATCTAACAATTTTTATAGGAGCATCTGTACCTGTACCAGCATCTGCAACTGCAACTGCTGGTACATCGTTACCAGCATCAGATGTTTTCATTGGTTTCAATAATTCAACATCTTTTTTTGATAACCAGTCTTCTGGTACATATTTTATGCCTAAACCTGCCGCACCTCTTATAGCCGATCTTTGTCGTAATGCAGCAATATATCTTGGTTTATTCTCGTCTTTTACTTTTGAAAGATCAGTTTGAAAAAGTCTTTCCACATGATCGTTATCCCATTTAACCATATTTGTAATAAATTCACTAGATGTTTTGGAATTTGCAGCAGCATAAGAAAAAGCACCTTCGCCATAAGGACCCAGCTGCAAAGTTCTATCTGCTAAAAAAGTTATTAAATTCCGCGAATGAAATTTTTTAGGAACTTTTTTTAAATTTTTCTGCGCGGCAGGCACAATATATTTGTCATACCACGCATTTTGTGCGTCCAACATTGCTTCAGGATTTTGCGTCGAAACTTCTTTCCATTTTTTATTAACTTCAGTTAAAGACATACTTTCAGTCATACCAAATTGTGGATTATCGTGTATAAAATTTTTAATAGACCCACTTACTTTGCCTGGTTGCGAAGCATTTATGCCATAAATTCCATATGAATATCTTCCAGAACCTTTAGGATCTTCTACAATTTGACCAACTTTTGTTATTGGATTAGACGATCCGGTTTCAAGCCGACTACTAACCATCCGATCCGATGTTGTTGTTACTGGGATTGCTGATGGTGCCGATGCGTCAGGCGGCGCAGTCTGCTGTATAGGTTCTGCTGAAGGTCTTACTGCCGTTGGAGCCGTTGGAGCAGGTGCTGGAGCAGGTGCTGGAGCAGGTGCTGGAGCAGGTGCTGGAGCAGGTGCTGGAGCAGGTGCTGGAGCAGGTGCTGGAGCAGGTGCGGGAGCAGGTGCTGGAGCAGGTGCTGGAGCAGGTGCTGGAGCAGGTGCCGGAGCAGGTGCCGGAGCAGGTGCTGGAGCAGGTGCTGGAGCAGGTGCTGGAGCAGGTGCTGGAGCAGGTGCTGGAGCAGGTGCCGGTTTTTCAGTTGCTGCAGCCGCTGCGCCAGCAGCACCTAAACCTAATGCACCTAATGCACCTAGACCTAATGCACCAAATAATGATCCGCCACCACCAGAAGATTTAAATACTTTTCTTGTGGGTCCAGCACCAGCACCTAAAGTTAATACTTTAATCAGTTGCGCATTTCTTCGATCTTTCTCTAATCTCTCTGATTCTAAATTATTATACTTCGATTGTCTCTCTTGCAATTGACTAGTTCTAGAATTGACTAAAAGTAAATATATTGATCCTAATAACCTTGTAGAAACGGCAACAAATTCCAATTCATGTGGTCTAGGCTGCAAATTACCTGCAATATTTTGACCAGACGATAAAATTGAGGCGACTTTGTTTTTAGTGCCGTTAGAAATTTGCATTTATTTTCTCATTCTTTCTTTTGTTTTTTGATTTTCTTCCTCGACATATTGTACCAACATACTGATATAGATTTCTCTTTCCCAAGGCAACATATTTTCCAATTCAGTCAAACTATACTTATGGTGTTGCATCATTGCAAAATTTGTTTTATAGTAGTTTTTCAAATTATCATAACGAAATATTAGACGAAAAAACTTTCTAGTCCCTCCACTTCAATACCATGATTAAATCCACATTTACTACATTTAATCTCAATATCTTTTTTTAATTTTGGTAATGCATTAAAAAATTCCTCCAGTTTTTCAAACTGTGCTTGATTTAAATTTTCAATAAAATGTAGAAACTCACCTGGTTGCGCCTCATGTGCATAGTAATATTGTTCTCCGTCATAGATGTATTGAATACTTTCTGCAATCATATTAAATGTAACCATATCAACATTATTTAAATTAATAGAATCCTTCACAACATAAAATTCTGGATATTTCATTTTAACAAATATCTTATCTGTCAACTGTATATCTTCTTCACTTACTTCACCAGATAAATTTATATCAGTCAGGTTTAAATTAACTTCCATGACATTGCCACATATCTTTTCACCAACATCATTGTTACATCTATATTTTGCTTCGACCACTTCACTAACTGATTTTGCACGAAGGTTAATGAAATAATATTCAACGTCTAATATAGGCAATCTATCAATAACAACATCTTCAGTCAAAGTACAATTATTTAATATATCTTTTATACTATTATGTACGGTTTCAGAATCATCAGATTCCATGGCCATCAAAAGATTTTTTTGTTCTTTAACTAAAAATGGTCTAAACTTAATTTTCTTTTTTGTTAATGGCAAGACTAATTCATAAGTCGGCACATCAATTTTTGGTAAAGGCATAATGAAAAACTCCTTATTTAATTTTGGCGCGTAGTAGTGGATGATGTTGTTTGAATGTTTGGTGTTACAAGTGGTGCTGTTGACGCATTGATCGGCCGCGCGTCCTGCAGATAAGGCACCGTAACCAACTCCGGCGGGGCAGGCCGGGCAGGCGGTGGCTCTCTTGAATCCGATATTTGTAGTAACGATTGTGGTTCTTGGTTCCAATCGTAACCATTACCTTCTAATAAGGTTTCTTGTTCCCAATAATCATACGCAAATGTTACAGATAGTTTATGATATGTGTCAGATGACGAATCTAAATCCATTTGATTAATTGAAACTGGAAACGCATTGATTAACTTTATCGCATATATTAATATATTAGAATTATCAAATTGTTTTATTGAAATTCCTGTAGCGTATTCTTTTTTATATTCAAAATCAAATTTATCACTATTGTTGATATATTGCATCCATCTTTCAAATACATATTTCGCAACCATATTTCCTGTGACAATAAAGGTTAAATCCATATCAGTATATGTACTTAAATATGGATACTTTTGAACTGGACCATAATTCTTTTGTTCCATTGTTGCAAATGTTCTGCCAGGTAAATTAGCGTTTTCGCAAGTTAACATTAAAATTTTACTAGGATCAGTTTGAGAAGCAACTCTCAGAGGCAATGAAATAACAACCTCAAATCTAGAAGGTCTTGCTAATTCTGAACTAAAACTGGCTAAAAACTCGCTTATAGGTACAGGCATTTATGAATTCCTTATTTTCGTCAACGAATCTTGCCAAACATTTTTGGCCGTATCTTTTCTAAATTGTTGGATCGGTAAAAACATTGCAACATCCCACTCATTCGGTTGTACTAATAATATCTTTGACCTGATATGCGTAAATAAATATCTCTTTAAACACGGGCGAAACTCTCTAAACCTTCTTGTCGAATTTAATATATCATAAGTTACTCGCATACGAATAATTTCATCTTCTTCATTCAGTATTGCAAACCTCATCAATTTGGTCATAAAAAGAACTCTTTGTTTTATAGGCAAATAATGCAAATTCAATCCTAAAAAACCATCATTGTATTTTTCCAATACTAAAACTAAAGGAAATCTATCCCAATACGGCAAATCATCTTTTGTCTTTGCATCATAATAAAAAAAATACATTCTTCCTAATTTAAATTGCGGTACTTGTCTTGACTTTTCTCTACTGATAGTAATTGGTATCAAAGATGGTCTTTTTATTTCTGCGATCTTGGCCATCAACCATTTAAATGACAACGCAGTCATTGTTTTTAGTTGATCACCAGTTTTTTCTAATGCTAATTGTGTTAGTTTTGATTCCATGGGGGTATTTAGTTAGACATTTAAATCTTGTTCGGTAAGTATTTTAAACTCCCAACCTCTATCCAAACAATAATCAATCGCGGCTTTCCATTTGGATTGATTGACACCCCATGTGGTAACTTCATTTATATACTGCTTTGTTATGCGTTTCTTAATTTCAGGAGGTTGCGTTTGTCTTTTTGGTTTAACTTCAACTAAATAAGTTTTGGTCGTATTGTCTTTGGTTTTTATTTTGACCATAAAATCGACAAAGTACCTGTGGAATTTACCGTCAACAGGAGATTTGTACGGTATTATTATTTCTTCTGAAGAAAAAGAAACGACATTTGGGTTATTATCACACCAAACAAGAAATTTTAATTCCCAAGAGGATCTATATATGACGTTTGATGCATCACCATTATATTTCGCCACATTTCTCACTTTGTATTTGCCTTGCAAGTATTTCATGTAAAACCTCCGAACGTATTTATTACACATAAATATTGTATAAAACAAAAGGAAATGTAAATGGCAACTGGTGCGCAGAAATTGAACGATACGGTCTCTGGAAGTCCATATAAACCAGTTTTTTATCGTTATCCGAACCATTTAGACACCAAATATCAGAACCATAAAATAAGATTTGATATACTTGAAGTGACGAGTACAGATATAGATAAATTGGGAACATCAATAACTTCCATATTACAATCCGCAAAAGATACTGTGAAAGCTGAGAATGCAAATCAGAGCGTCGCCAATGCCGAAGGACAATCACCTGATGCAATTCAAAAACTTAAAGACAAAGCTACTGAATTTGGTGGTACTGCATCCTTAGGAACAAAAAAAGTTTTGGAAAACTTAGTTGGAGAATTCAATGAAAGTAATCCAGCATATAAAAGTGGCATTGCAAATTCTGGTGTCTTAAATAAACCACCAGAAAAAACAAATGCTGTTATTGAATTATATACGCCAGATACATTGGATTTTTCATCTCAATTTTCTTACTCATCTTTAAATATTAATGATTTAATTGCAAGTGTTGGTTCAGGAATTTTAGGAAGTGTACCGAAAGTTGGTAGTTTTATGCAAGGTGCATTGGCTTCTTTAAATGGAGAAGGAACTTTTGGTAATTTAGTAAAATTAGGATTAAACAAAGCAGGGTATGCAATAAATTCACAACAACAATTAATGTTTCAAGGTGTGGAGTTTAGATCATTCGGAATGGCATTTGTTTTGACGCCTACTGATGAGAAAGAAGCTCAAACTATAAGAGATATAGTAAAAACATTTAGAAGATATTCATCACCTGAAATTGTACAAAATACTGCTGGGTTTCTTTTCACCCCTCCTGCTTTTTTTGAGATTAGTTTTCATCATAATGGAGCAGTAAACTATAAAATACCTCAACTATTGCGTTGTGTATGTACGGGTATAGAAGTTAATTATGCACCTAATGGGTGGTCTGCTTATAAAGATGGTCACCCTGCACAAATAACAATAGGGTTATCATTTCAAGAAACAACAATACTAGATAGAAAAAAAATAGATGAAGGTTATTAAATGAGATACTTTAAAGTTCTACCAAAAGTTGTCTATACAAATCCAAAAGGATATTCTTTAGCGCTTACGAATATTTCAGTAAGATCAAAAATCATACCAAAAGTTTTAGATAACCCTTTATTATATTACAAATACTCAATTAAAGATGACGATACACCAGAAATAATAGCAGATAAGTATTACGGAAATTCTTATTACTATTGGGCAATATTAATAGTAAACGAGATGCAACACCCTATTTGGTCTTGGCCTATGCCTATAAATGTTTTTAATGACTTTATTGAAAACAAATATGGTCAACAAAAAAACGATATATATTTTTACGAAAAAATTATAACAAAAACCAATTTATACACGGAAGAAATAACCGAAGAACGAATTAAAATAAACGAAGATGCTTATAATGAATTAGTTCCTTCTGATATTAACGTAGAAATTGGAGATGACTATTTAAATATTGTCACAGACAAAAGAGAGGTATCATATTACGTTTATGAAGATGAATTAAATGAATCTAAAAGATTGATAAAAGTTTTAGATTCAAGATATCTTTACACTCTAGAACTTGAATATAAAAATTTATTTAAATGACAGTTGATCCATCCTCATTATTTTATCCTTCAGACTATAAGATAAATTATTTTAATCTTGTAGCACAAAATAAATCACCATTAGACATAACAAATCTAATAGTCGAACTGTCTTATTTCGAAGACTTATTTTCTTTTTCTGTGACAGGTTATGTTGTATTAAGAGATGCTGCGGGTGTTATTGAAGTAAAGAATATGCTTGGCAATGAATATTTCGAAGCAAATTTTGGCAAGTCCACAGAAGAATTAAATAATATTTCTGGCAAATATAGAATCTATAAAATAGAAAGTATAGAACCTGCATCAAATTTCACAAGTCAAGTATATAAAATTTATTTCTGTTCTGAAGAATTAATTTTATCTGAACAAAATAAAGTTTGCAAATCTTTCAGAGGTAAAACAATATCTGAAATGATTACTTACATATTGACTGACAAAACTCCAACAGGTAAACTACAGATACAAAACAATAAAGTTTTTGTAGAAGATACTCATGGCATATATGATTTAATTGTGCCCTTGTTAAAACCTTTTGAGGCAATAAGTTGGTTATCTTCTTTTGCTTTATCAAAGACATTTCAAAAAAGTGCAGATATGTTATTTTTTCAAAACAAATCTGGATTTTATTTTAGGTCAATACAATCATTGTTTAGGCAGACGCCATATAGAACCTACAAATATGAACTAGTTAATTTGCCTGACGAATCATTAGAACAAAAATTAAATAAAATTATTCGATATGAAATTGTAAAACCTTTTGATGTGATTACAAATATTAATACTGGTGTCTATGCGTCAAAGACAATTACAATAGATACACTTTTGAACAAAGCAAATACTACAGAAATGAATTTTGTAAAAAGTGGAAGAAAACTTCTTAACGATGTTGATGTTAATAAACCTTTATCGAACAGATTAGGATATACACAGGATCAATCTTTTGATGGTTGTTTAAAAGTTGTCATGGCAAATGCGGGACATCTATCTAATCCTTATTTAAGTCAAGTACCAACTGCGGATAAAAAAGACATATACGCATCAACATTTGTTCCAAGTAGAACAATTGATATATCTTCTCTTGAACACACAAGAATCAAGGTTGTTGTACCAGGTGATTCAAATTTAAAAGTTGGTCTTGTTGTCAATATTGTTATACCAAAGGTGCAAGAAAATGATAAGTCGCCAAATCCATTGTATTCTGGTAAATATTTAATTACTGCTGTCAGGCATTCAATTGTTACACCTGAATATTATCAAACTTTATTAGAACTATCTAAGGATAGTTATGCGACGTAATAAATACTTTATTATTTGAGAGGTTTTAATGAATTTTATAGGTAAAAATGGATTTACTTGGTGGATTGGAATGATTGTGAATACAGATGATCCGTTAAAACTAGGAAGGCATCAAGTGCGTATATACGGTTGGCATAGCGATAGCACAAGCGAGATACCAACGGAAGATTTGCCATGGGCACAAACTTTATTATCGATAAACGGTTCAGAAGGGTGGTCAAATGCAGGAGAATCTGAATTGGTTTTAGGGTTTTTTACTGATGGTCTATCTGGTCAATTTCCTGTAATTATAGGAAAATTTGGCGGATTGACTGCCTCTCAAATTAAAACTTTAGGAGGATAAATGGCTGAAAATACAACATTAGGTATTAAGGACCTTTTAGTTACTGCAAGTGAATCTGTAGTAACAAAAATGGGTTCTGGATTTTCTAACAAGACCACATTAAAAAATATAGCAGCACCTCCAGAGGGTGTAATTGTTTATAAGAATGGAGAACCTGCTACGCCTAGATTGGCAAGAGGTGATCTAGCAAATTCAATAATAAAACTAACAAATAATAATTCACAACACGCCTGTGATTTTAAATTTTTAATTAATTTTGGCGATCTTAATATTGGTGTAATTGATAATCCTGTTACTGTTATACAAAACGCAATTAAAGAAGGAAAAAACAAAGCTGCGCAAATTATCAAAGCCCTTCTTGGGCAATTCATGGATGGCGTAAGAACAGTATTAACAGCATTAAACGCAACACTTAGTTTAGATCCTTCTGGTCTATATTCCGCCGCATTTGATGCGGCAAGAGATATTATCAGAAGAATTAACAAAATAACAAAAAAGATAGCAGAATATGTTGCCACGGCAGCAATGTATGTGTATCTTGTACTCGAATTAAAACAAATTGTGGAGTGGATTAAACAGTTACCAAATTACATTAAAAAATTATTGCAGGATTGTTTGAACACCTTCAATAAAAATATACAAGGGCTTGTCAATCAAGTTACTGGTGTGGTTGCAGCATTGAATTCTAGTATTGCTTCTGCAACATCTCAATTTTCATCAACACAAAATATTGATTTTTCTACTGTCACAGGCGCTAACGATTTAAATACAATATTGAGTTCGTTAACAACTTTAGGTGATTCTACAAATACTGCAATAAATGATATAGCTGTTTCCGCAAATACGCCAGGGGCAAATCTTATAAATTCTAGTGTTATTTCAGAATTTCTATATACATCAACACCAGATACAGACGCATTGAGAATATTCTTGCAAAAAGAGTTTGCAAACTCGGCAAGTGATTTTCAAAATTCTAACAGTACGGCAGATTCGATGCCGCCATGAGGATTAAAATATAATGGCAACAACTAAACCAGATTTTTTTAGTGGATGGGTAGAACCTAGATCACCAGCAAACGAAGATACACCACCAGAATATCCATTTAATCATATACAGGCAACACCTTCTGGTCATTCATTTGAGATGGATGACACACCAGATAGACAACGGATTCGTTTACAACACAGAATGGGCACATTTATAGAGATGCATCCAAACGGCGACGAGGTGCATAAAGTTTATGGTGACGGTTACGAAATAACAATCAAAGATAAAAATGTTCTCGTTAAAGGCAAATGTAATATCACTATTGAAGGTGATGCACAATTACATTACATGGGCAACAAGACAGAATATATTGAAGGCAACTACGAATTACACGTTAAGAAATCATTTAATATTTTATCCGAAAGGTCAATCCAAATGACTTCACAATCTGATATGATGATTCGTGGAGGTAATGGTTTAACTGGCGCCATAGATATTCAAGCGGCAGATAACGTAACTATAACGGCTGATGTAAACATAGAAGGTGGTGTAACCGCACAAAAAATGCTTTCACTTGGTGATGTTAACGCATTGACAGGTGTCCGTGCGGGACCATTAGGATTTGTTTCTGTTCTCGGAGGATTATCAATTGGTATTCCTGCTGCTACACCAGGAAATATTCTTTGTATCGGAACAATTGATGCCGGAATAGCAATGATTGCACCTTTGGGCACCTTTGGTTTAATGAAAGCAATAATGATGACGGATATTGTTAACACTTTGATTTATGACGTACATTGGCATTATGCGCCCAGAGGGCAGACGAGTCTTCCAATATTTCCAATGATTTAAGGATTAGATTATGAGTACACCAATATATTCATCGTTAAATTTTCCAGCGTCAATGAGCAATACTGTCGTTGACTTTGATGCGAGAACAAAAAAACATTTAGATTCTATTCCAAAATTAATTTCCGATTGGCAATATCAGGATATGGCAAACAATGATGTAGGAGTATATTATGTAAATCCTGTTGCAAATGTTTGCAATACTATTATATCCATTGCATATCGAATTTATGGTACAACAAAAATTGCAAATGTTTCTTCAGATTTGCCCACAGTAAATACAAACGCATATGAATTGGCCAATACGGCAAATAATTTCCTATATCACACAAATCGAATATCAGGTGTGCAACTTCCGACGGCAGATACAGGTAATTTACCGCATTTGGAATCGGCAATAAATACAGGAAGAGTTTTAACTTATTTTTTATATCAGAACGAAGATATTTCAAACAATTCCGTTATTTTAGGTAATTTTTCAGGGTTATATACAGCTAACGAT